TCTTGATGTCATCAATGCCGGTCAGGGCTGTCTGAGTCTTTGTGGCGATCTGTGCCAGGATCTGAGCGTTGTCGGTAGCGATCGCTTCCTCGCCCAGCCATTCGACCATGACTGCTGTGATGTTTGCGTCAGAGTCTCCCAGAAGCTCGTTGGTCACAGGCAGATACCCGGCATATTTATCGATCTCATAAACAAGGGGAGTGAATTTAGGCCCGTCAACAGCGCCAATAGCAGCGGCCTCGTTGACCTTGGAAAAGCCGGCGTGCTGTGCCTTTGTCTGGAAGGTTCTGCGGCCCTTATTGGTGGTGACGTTCTCGGATCTGATCAGAGTCAGCAGAGAGAACTTGGCCTCACGATATTTCTCGATCCTTGTCTGGATGTCTTCGGGAACGGTGTAGCCGCCGTCTGCGCCGGTGGTCTCATTGTTAATATTTTTAAATCCGCGGCGGACTGCCTGTGCGAACTCGTGGACGGGATCGTTCTGGTTCTCAGGCTTCACGTTGACCTGGGGAACAGCAGGAGTGCTGTCCAGGATCTCCTGCAGCATATCAGCCTCGGCGTCGGCCTTCTTGGCCTCTTCCAGGGAAGCCTTTGCGGATGTGATATCCGCAGAAGCGGCAAAAGACTGTGCTTCTTTACGTTTTGCTACGGCTGTGTTCCGCAGCTCCATAATCTTATTCTTCATGGTCTTATACCTCCATAAGGTTTTCAGGACTCGTCGATCTCGACGAGCATGTTGGTAATTTCTCTGAGCTGGTTGAGCTCTTCCTGCTGCGCCATCTCGGCTTTTGCTTTTTCGATCATGTCCGGTGTGACCTGCAGGCCCAGGGAAGCCGTCATCAGCATAGGCTCTTCCTCGCCCATGATTTCATCGCAGAAACCCATCTCGACACACTGATTGGCTGTAAGCCATGTCTCTTTGTCCATGAGCCTGAGCACTTCGGCCCGGTCCATGCCGGTCTTCTGCACGTAAGCGTTTGCCATGGCGGCATTCATGTTCTTCAGGATTTCAGCGGACTTCTGCATGTCGTGATAATCGCCTTCAGAGCGTCCGCTGACATTATGGATCATGATCATTCCGACCGGACTGATTCTGCTGTGGCCTGCCATAGCGATGACAGACGCCGCTGATCCTGCCAGCGACTGGATCTCAATGTTGACATTGGGATTTTTGGTCAGCTCTGTGTAGATCTCCTGACCGGCCATCACGTATCCGCCGCCGGAATTGATAATGACGTCAATGGTCTCATCTTCTGCGGCTTCATCAATGACCGTCTTGACCATAGCGGGGGAGGTGTGGTCATATCCGAACCACTCATAAACCCAGGTAAGGTCGTTGGGAATGATGTCTCCCTTGATGTTAACTGTTGCCATCTCCACCTCCTTCCTGCGTATTCCGATCGCTGCTGTACTGAGTGCCGATCATTTCAAGCGGGATGTAGTTGCCATTGGCCATCAGCACATCGCCTTCAGGGCGCCACTCCTTATCCAGGAGCTCACGGCCCTCGTTAGGCGTATAAAGGCCGTTCTGGACATAGCCGGTGACGATCTCCATCTGTGTCTTGGAATCGGTCCGCAGGATGGCCTTTTCATTGAATTTATAGAACTTGCCTTCCTCTGTCTCCCTGGGCATGAGGAGCTTGGTGTTCAGCTCCTCCTCCCATGTCTTCAGCCGGTAGAGTTCCGTATCCGTGAGGAAATCTATCTGCTGCATTTCAGAATTGGCGTAGGAAGACTTGTCGTAGTTGTTGATCTGGTTGGGTTTGATACCGAACGCTGCTGCAATCTGCAATGCGCTGTATTTTTTCAGCTCGAAGAACTGAGCGTCCGTCAGCTTAATGTTCAGCGGCTGCAGCTGCAGGCCGATAGGAATCGGGATGACCTTGCCGGCTGCAGCTGACCCGGTCAGCTTGTCGGCAAATTTGCGCTGCAGCTTCTTTATCCGCTCATTGTCCAGATCGCCGGTATACTGGAGCGCCATGGCAGCGGTCAGGCCCTGATCATAGAGCCTGTTCATGTAGTCCTGGCTCTTCAGGGACCCGCCGACGGTATCCCGGAGGATATCCGAAACCGACTTGCCCATGATCCCGTCGAACGTGCACCATGTTTTGACGTGGACCACGTCCCACATGGAGAACATATAGGTCCTGCCGGTCCGGGGGTCGGAATACTGGTAGTACAGGCCGCCTTCTTTGCCGAAGACGCCGGCATCATCGAACCATACCGTAACGGTGGAGGACTGCATCGGATACAGTCCCTTAATCCCCCAGACAGGGCCGTAAGGTGTATCGATGGTCCCACGCTGGATCCAGATATAGCCGTTGCCATAGTGCTGGCAGTTGGCTTCCACCGTCGTGAACAGCTGTGTCGGCGTCATGTAAGGATTGGGCCGCCTTGTCAGCAGGCGCGTGACCTCTGTGGGCTCGGCCCGGATCTTGCCTCTGTCAGTTTCCTGATAGTATTTGATCGGGAGCTTGCCAATGGCTTCCGACAGGATCCTGAGGCATGTGTAGTAAGTCGCCTCCTGGATGGATTTCTTCCGGTCTGTCCTTATACCCAGCCATTCCAGAAGCTCGTCATCCATGAGGCCCGCTGTTTCCGCAGCAGTGTTCTTTACGTTAGTTACCGGATCCGCCCGTTCCTGGCGGCGCCTTCTCTTTTTTCTGCTCATTAGTCAGCTCCTAAAAAAGCGTCTATAGCGTCAATGTATGAAGTGCCAAAATCGTGATACATGGCCAGCTTGTAGCCGCACAGGGCAGCGTCAACCGGGTCAATCCTCTTCGCTGTGGCGTCCTTGTCAATCTTGATCAGGCCGTTATTGCGGCGGATCACAGCATTGGACATTGAATAATTCAATACCGGGTTGTAAGTGTAAAGGATGTTCTTACAGTAGACCTGCTCCCTGAATCCTTGTGTGCTTTCGTTCAGGCTCTTATGGCTCTGGAAGACCTCTTCCACGTCGTAGCCTTCCTCTGACAGGTCCAGCATCAGCTTAGAAGCGTTGGCTGGGTCAAAACACAGGCACTGGATATCCCAGTCATGAGCGGCGCATGTATCGATCACATAACGCATGACCGCCGACTGATCCACGATTGGGGTATCGGTGATGGTTATAAATCCCTGCTGTTCCCAGGCATCGTATGGGGCCTTGTCAACGACAACATGCTCCATCAGCTTCTCCCGGGAGGGGATAAAGGAATGCGAATAGAGGATGTACTTTACGACCGGCTTTCCGACCTCATCCCGCTCAGGCGTCTCGAACGGCAGGACAAAAGCCACCGATGTCAGGTCAATCTTTGACGACATATCAAAGCCGACATAGACCGGCCAGTGCTTTGTGTCCGGGAGCTGGTCCGGCTCCACCTCGCAGGTCTTCCACTTGGCCATGTTCATATAGCCGTTTTCCTTGGCCTGCACCCAGATATCCAGCATCTTGGTGAGAAAAGCAATCATCTTCTCCGGGATCTGCTTTGCGACTTCATAGTCGCCCCGGATCTTCTCCTGACCGTCTTTATAGGTCATGCGGATGGGATTTGCCTTGAACCACAATTCCTCATCGGCGATATTGGACAGGTCTTTATAGTCTTCCGGGTCAAGCTCCAGAATATCGATCAGGTATTCATCGTTTTGGATATCGACATCAGGGTTCAGGACGTCCGAACAATAGCTGTACTCCTGCACGTAGCAAGGGAAGGTCAAGTCCATGCCAGCCGTCGTGATGATCATCAGCAGGGGTTCTTTCGTGTTGGAGCCTAGCCCCAGGTCATAGAACTCTGTGGTCCGGTGCTGATGGTATTCGTCACAAATCAGAATAGCGGGGTTGGTACCATCGCCATTCTTTCCGTCGTCCTTACACAGGGGAGTAATCTGTGACTTGGTAGCAAGGTGGATGATATTGTTCTTATTGACCTTAAATTTTCCAAACAGGGGAGAGCCCCGGAGCATCAGGCCGGCTTCAGAGAACACGATCTTTGACTGTTCCCTTTTAGTACCAGCTGTGTAAGCCTCAGCGACCTCGTCGTTCTTTACAGCCGTCACAGAGATCTCATACAGAGCAACGCCAGCCTCTTCCTGAGATTTGGCGTTCTTCCTGCCTACCTGTGTAAAACTCTTCCTGAACCGTCTCCGCCCGTTTTCCTTCCGGCGCCATCCATAGAGCTGGCACAGCCGGAAGCGCTGCCAGGGGGTGAGAATGATAGGCTGGCCTGACAGGACTCCTTTGCTGTGCCGAAGGAGAGAGAACCACTCTACGATGTTCTGGGCCTCGGTTTCGTCCCAGTAAAAAGGGCACGCCGCGTCTTCCGACCTTTTCAGGTCATCCAGAAGGCGCTGACATGCCCAGATGTGTTTCTTGTTGTTGTGCTTCGGGTCTGCTATGCAGGCCCTGGCATAGTAAGTGATCTGTTCCAGTGTAGTCTCGCCGTGGATCTCGGTAAGATACTCCGGGACATCAATCATATCGCTCAAATCGCTCCGAACCTTGCCTCTATGGTTTCCTGCTCGGTCTGCGTCTGCTTGGCTGCAGCCTTTAAGCGGCCAGACGGATCCATGCCGCACGCAGAGCCAAAGCGCCTGAACTGGTCCTCATGGACCTTGATCTGCTTGTCGATTGCCTGGAGGATTTTATAGTCCTCAGGATCAGTGATGGAGAGAGCGGACCGTTTCCTGATCAGCTCCACCCATTCACCGTAATTGTAGCAATACGCTGCAAGGTTTGATTTATCCAGATTGCCGAACACTCCAATCTGCTCCAGGAGAGGGACAACCCGGCGCCATTCACGCCGGGCTTCCTTCCCCTTCAGATAGGACGGGGGAGAGACCAGCTGATCGGAGGGAAGAGCAACCATTGTCTCTTCCCGGCGGCGGGCTTCCGTTTCGGCTTTCGTGTTATGTCGTGTCTGCAGGGAGACAACCTTCCGAGATCTCGGCATAACCCGCCTCCTTTCTGACTGTTTGAAAAATAATGGGATTTTTGCAAAATCTAACC